ACGAGTTCCTTGAGTAAGGTAACGACGCTTGTAGGCCACAGCGTATACAGGCTCAATACCAGTAGTAGTACCAGCCAGCATACCGATCGATCCAGTCGGTGCGATAGCGCGGTTGGCAACCGGTCGTGATATCCCAAGATAGTCTGCAAACTTCTTCGATACATCGTCACTCACTCCTCTGTAGATGTCGAGCCATTGGTGGAGTACAGAAGTGACCTCATATTTCTCGTTTCTTTTGATAAGCCATTCGTGTAGACCCATAATTCCAAGACCAAGTCGTCTATTTTTCTCTCGGACTCTGCTAACTTTTGAATATGGTAGTTCCGCCATAAGAGTCCCGCACAAAAGGAACTTAGTAGCAAGGTCAACCACATCTGATAGTTCATCAAGAGACTCAATATTAGCAAAGTTGAGACTACCAAGGTTGCACACGTCAGAGTCATCTTCTGAAGTGACTTCCGTGCATGCGTTACGGAGTGTCTCTCTTTCTTTATCGAAGAAATTAAATGAGAAACCCGGTTCTCCTGTTCGTAAAGCCTGTTGAACGTTCTTTGTAAATGTCTCACCTACGTCTCCTGTCTCGTAGTAGTTCATCAGCCAGTTAGTATCGTAGTTAACACTGATGTTAGTCATATCTAGTGGTGCTGGGAAATTAAAATCAGCAGCTTTAGCTTGTGCTAACGATACATCTGTGCCGGGGATGTTTGTACTGTGCCAGTCTTTTGCTTTAAGGAACCAGTCAATATCACCGTGCTTATGGTTAAGAGAAGCATAGATAGCACTACGACGCGAACCACCTTGGATAACATTACGGCCAATCTCATTGACCATGTATATCTTAGGAATAGGTCCAGAAGCACTGCCACCAGTCCGCCTAATAGGAGTGCCAGAGGGGCGGTAAACAGAGTAATCAACTCCGATGCCTCCACCTGTGAGTAGAGCTGACTCACATTTCCAACTAAGGTCTGCCCAATCTTCACGTGTATCTTCCTCTGCACGCATTAAGTAACAATTATTAAAGAAAGGTTTAGCTCGTCCTGCGTAGTACAGGTAGCGTCCACCGGGGATGAACTTCATGTCCACCATGTATTCGATTAACTGAGATACTTCGTCTTCATCCATCCACTCACCAGCTACTTGATTAACTAGAGTGGTACACAAATCCTCCCATGTCTCACAACCTTCGTGTTTGTACTTCAACGCGAAGATATCTTCACCAATTTTGTTTCTAAATTTGCCTAGCTTAGGCTCCCAATGATCAGACATTAGATAGAAGGTTCTTTCTGGTGTAGTTTCTTCATGTCATTAATAATCTTTCGGGCAAAAGTAGGTCGTACGCCACGGTAATTAGCTAAACACTTCTCACCTCGATAGGAAATAACACCGTAGTTTTGTTCTTTGGGCCACCACAGTTCTAGTCCCTTAGCTTTTACGCCTTGTTCTTTAAGAAACCGTTCAACCTTTTCACTTTCCCAGATACCGATAAGATTAAACTTACCAGACTTCAAAAGAATTTTTGCCATCTCGTCATAACAAGTCTTACGGTCGTTCTTTATCTTGTATACTTTATCATCAAACTTGTAATCAAAAGTAGCTGGTTTACGTTCTACCACAGTTTCGTTAGCCTGTGCTACAACACTAGCAGACAGTTTCTCTTGTCCAATCTTCAGTGCAATATAGTCGAGTCCTTTGGCTACACTACCTACAGCAGCCACTGAAATCATAGCAGCCAGTGCAATTACTACGTACTTATTCATCAATCAATTCCTCAATAGGTGTGAAGTTCTTACGCTTCAGTTTCTTTTTATTAGGTTTAACTTTACTTTGAAAGGGTCCACCTCTGTCAAGCAATCTCTTTGCAATGACGTTGCGTTTCCTTTTAAGTTGCAGTTTCCTAACTGCTCTCGTAATCATCGATATCTCCATCGTCCATCTGTTCTAAGAATGGGGGTAATTCAATCCATTCGTTCTCAAGCAGGAACTTCAATATCTCGTATTCATCTAGTGTACAGTAATCCATGATCTCACCTAAAGTAAAGTGAGACAACATAGCTTCTGCTACTAACTCAATCTGTGTGTTGTCCATATTCTTTCTTCAGGTTTTCAATACTGATCCACTGTAGATCATACCTGCCATCTTCTACATCACGTTTAACAACTACACCACTGTGCCAGAGATCGTTACATACACCAGCCCAATCGCTGTTGTAATCTTGATACACACCGCATACTAGACCCATCATCTTGTTACCTCTAGCATCAGTCCTTACGCAATGATCGTAAGTGTGGATGTGACCAGCAGTGCAAGACTGAAACTTTTTAGTAAGGAGGGAGTAGGCCGGGTGTTCTCCACCGAGTGGTCTTCCCATAACACCTGAAACAAAATAGTGAGCGTAAGCAATACCACGAGACTCGTAGATGCCGGGTGTGTTACCAGTGTATCTAATAACTTCATCGTAAAAATAATCTAACTCTAGGTCGTCGAACGATATAGCTCCGTCTAGTTCAGGGGAGGTGTTAAGCGCTCTTGTAATTCTATTGTCGTGATTACCTTCGAGGTACACTCGTTTAGGTAACCGTTTCTTTGTTTTCTTCATAGGATGCCAGAGCTTCTCTTCAAAGTCAAGGAAGGAGTCTACATCCTTACGATAGTTACGGCCCTGAAAGGCACGTGTTCCCTTATCGTATGCACTCAGTGAAGCCAGATCAGGTCCATCACCGATATTAATTACTTCATCAGGACGTACATCCTTGATCAAGTGTCCCAACCAAGTAGCTCTGTCATTGTGATGATCGGGGTGAGCGTGACTGTCAGGAATAATTATCTTAGTATAACTCATACACCATACTCTTCCAGTGCTTTCATGAGTCTATCGACTACACGGTCTGTGTCTCTACAGTAGTCTACTAAAATCTTTTTCAAGTCTTCACGAATTCTATTTCGCCATTCTCTTTCTTCGCAACTCATTTGTTATCCTTCGTTACGCTATCGTAGATGCGTTGTTCTTCTGCAGTAAGATTAGGGAACATCCCTGTCTCTTTGATGATGCGCCATACACGGTCGAGTAAACTAATCTCGTAGTTGTTTAACTTATTCATTTCAACCATTCCTTTGGTACTGCTGTTCCTATGTGATACTTGAAGCCGTACTTCTTACACCAATCAGAGTAGCGCATCTTCTTACGTCCTACTACTTTATTATCTTGAGGGAAGATCATACGTATATCCATCTTAGGATGTGTCTTCTTAACACTAATCATCTTCAGCATGTCCTCTCTTCGGAAGTAGCCTTTGATTTCTACGTAGATATTCTTACGTCTAGGTCTAGTAATGACTAAGTCTGGAGTATACTTACGATAAGAAATAATTTCATAATCAATAGTCTCTGCTTCGTAGTGAACCTTAATACTGCGAGGTTTCTTCGTCCTCTTAAGGTTATTCCAGATACACCACTCTAAGTCTGAACGTACATCTCCCCGTTTCTTAGGTTGTGTTGTTGTTTTTTGTAACAAATCTTTTTGCTTCCGGTACGTCCGGAACTCTTTCTACTTTTGTTAGGAAGCGCGGGCCACCAGCGTACAAGTATGTTTTGAGGTTTGGCCAGCACCTTTGTTTGAAAGCGCAATAACTACATTCAGTTCCAAGTTTTCTATTCCCTGACTTTCCATCTGCTTGATCAGGATAGGATCGACCTGGGAACTTTCCACCAATGGCTGCTTGTTTGAATGCGACAACTGAAGCATAATCTGTGTCAGGTTTATTGTAAACATCGAGCACAAGGTGTCCGTGTTGTTTATCAGCAGCCAGAAACGCAGCCTTATCTTTCTCCACCACTGTTTCATCTTCCTGAGATGCGTCGAGGTATAGGAAGATTTGGTCAAGGTATCCGAATGGGTCATCGTTTAATAGTCCATTGTTAGTAAATTTCTTCATAGCAAAGGAAGAAGCAGACTTTACATCGGTCAACACACCATCAATAACAGCATCTCTACTGCCTTGAATACCGTGTGCTTCCATACGTGTCTGCTTCCCCTCTACTTTGTGACCACTGGCGACGGCTAAGAAAAGCAATACCTCTTCAAGGATATCTCCGTAAAGGAATTTGAAGCGTACTTCAGGACGGAGTGGTTCTTCGTGCTCAGGTTCATTCATCTTATACCAGAGCTTACAGTCCGGCTGACCTACTTGAGACATAGACAGTTCAGGTTTACGGTCACCTGAGTTAAGTCTAGACTTCATCATCGCAGCCATGTCCTTGCCGAACTGTTCAAAGACTTCGTCTTCAATATCATTCTCAGAACAAAGAAGGTTGTAGATATCCTCTACAAGAGTATCGATTTTCTTAGTCATAGTGTTTCCTAAAAGGGTGCGTCCGTACCAACCGGGTCGAGGTCAGCAGCGTACTCCACCAAGTCCATAACACGAAGACCTTCGAGCTGTGTGCCCTTACCCATACGAGTGTCATAGACTTTGATCTTCACAAAACAATCAGAACCGTTGCCTCTGCGATCGTGACTGGGAAAC